GGAGAGCCTGGTGGGGTATTGATGCCCTGGTCGTCAACCGGACCCTGCCAGACATTCTCGCGGCTCTCACCGACGCCATGGACAACACCATCCTCGAAGATGACCAGACCTTTGCCCTGGACATATTGAGTGCGGCGCGATTCAGATGGGTCGCTGGTCGCCTCATCCCATACAACCGCTTCCTCGTAAGATGGACCATCAAAAGCGTCTGGTGTGCGACCTCCCACGTTATTTCGCCTTAGCCTTCTTGGTGCGCTTCGAAGCCGCCTTCTTCACGGGAGCTCTCTTGGTCTTCGGCTTCTCTTGCCGCTGAGCCTTCAATGATGGACCTGGGTGCGCGTCTGGAACACGACCATCCTCCGCGACCAAAGCCTTGAACGCCTCGAGTTTCGACATCTCAGCCTTGAACACACCGTTGATGTACCCGGTCGCGTCATCGAGCCCCTTGGCACGCCCCTCTGACACATGAGTTGCGATCTCGGCGGCCGTAGCAAGGTTGTCGAGAGCACCGACCGCCCGCTTGAGATACCTCTTTGCGTAGGTAGCGACTTTGAGGGGTTCACCGACGTACTCGTCGATGACGCCCTCTTTGAGATCCTTGTCGATATGAGCCGCAAGCTGACCCACCCGCTGGGCTGCCAAGATGAAGGCGTCCTTGCCACCCTTGTGACCGTGAACCTGCGCCCGAGCCTTGTCGCCCATCTCCTCGATGTGACGGCCAAATTCCTCAGCCACGACGCTCTTGATTTGTGTCTTCGCCGGGTTCATCTCCTCACCTTCTCCTGCGGCTTATGGTAGGGGGGTATCGAGCGGAGCTATCAGCCCCAAACGATCATCGTGATGACATCAGAGTTGGTGCCTCCACGATACTTCAGAGCATACTCAAACTTGAGGTCACCTTCGGCAGTATCGTCACCAGGATAGACGTCGTTATTCGCCGCCGCATTGGCCCCGTTCCATTGAAGCTGACCATTCACAAAGACGTCCACGTCGGTGAGGAAAGTCACGCCAGAGTAGTCGCCGAGTTGCGCCGAAATGTTGGCACCAGCGCCGCCTGTGACGTTGGTATCGGCTGCGATGTCAGCGGTGATGACCGTCGCAACAGTCTTGCCGCGTGTCACGGCACCAACAGCCTGAACGATGGCGTTGAGCAGAGAGACCTCGCCGAACTGCGCCTCAAAGGCAATCCACTCAGCCGACGTATCCGACAGCAACATGCCGTCGCGTGACCATGTGGCGTCCTCATTGCCGTCCGTGAGAATCAACTCACCAGCACCGACCACACGAAGGTCGTTCGCGCCAGTCGTCTCAACCGTGCCGCCCGTGACACCGATGTCGATCTCAGTGCCACCTGTGTCGATCTTCACTTCGTTGGCGAAATCGGTCGTGATCGCATTGACGTCGAAGACATCGACGGCTGTGTCAATCTCCACCTCGCTCGTCCCACCAGCCGAGCCCTCGATAACCCGTAGAAGGATGGCCTCGAGATCATCTCGAATGGACCAAACGAGCCCAGCACCTTCAAGGTCGAGAGTCGCGTTGGTCGTCAGGTCGACAGGAGTCGTGCCCTGGTTGTCATAGGCAGCTTGACGGTCTGCGTAGGAAGTCCCGGCGTCAGCGTAACCACCACCGCGCCACTGGTCCTCGTTCATGTCGTCGAAAGCGAAACGCTCGGTGTAAGCGTAGTCGATGACCTTGTTTTGGATGTACGCCGCCGCCGCAAGCTCCAAGTCATCGCCAGTCGAGTTGACCACGACGAATGAAAGTTGCGCCCGATTCGTTGTCGTGCCCGTGAGCGTCGAGCCGTCGCTGTTGGACTCGCTCTGAAGCAATGCCATGATCTCGCGGTCAGTGGCGTCGACAATCGGATCACGAGTCGCATTGTCGACGATCCGAACAATGTTCTTCGGGGTGATTGTGGTCGACCCAGCAACCTCATCGAGTGTCGCCGTGCCGAAGGTCGCATTGTAGGCGCAGACACAACCCTCAGTGGTCACCAGGCCGATAGCCGCCGTGGTGTTGCTCGGGAGGTCCGCAAGAGCAAAAACCACATAGGCTTGCGCCGCTGGCACCGTAACATCGACACCGACCATCGACACGTAGTCGAGGAAACGCTTTCGCTCGATGCCATGGAGGTCTGTGTTGAGGTCGTTGACGCCGCGCTGACTGCCCGCGTCGAGTGTGGCTGGCGTGTTGAGGTCGTCGTACCAGTTTCCTGCCTGGTCATCCAGGTGGAGACTGATCGCACTCCGAAGATTGTTCATGTCATCTTCGAGAGTCGTCGGGTTCGTTTCCCAGTTCGCTACTGAGGGAGCCACGGTGTCGTCGTAAGTTCCACTCTTATGAACTTGAGTCTCTTGATCGAAAATGCTTCTACTCATGATCCCTCCAAAACCGCCCCAGCATTGCCTGAGAGCTTACCACCATCACACGTCAGGGTTGAAATCGACCCAGAAGTTCGAACCCGCTCGAGGGGTAAACTCCAAAGTGACCGTATCGTACCCTGTACCCACCCCTCCAGACTCAGAAGCCACGTAATCGCAGCCAGAGCCCTCGAGGAGCGCTTGCCCGTTGTAGAACACCACCTCGTCGACATATCCATCATGAATGAATGGGATTGCTGAGGTGAACACCTTGGGGTCACCTGTCGCAGTAAGAGATTGGCGGAAATACCGCCCTCCGCTCCCTGGAGCCCCAACGACGGCCTCGAGAGGAAGCACGAGCAACTCATCAGCACTCGTCGCGATGCCAATCTGTTGAAAGAGCGTCGTTCCGCCGGCGACTGGATAATTCGCATCACCCTGTGTCGCCGGCCTCGAGTCAGTGCCCACCACGTAGCGCTTGCCTGGTGTGAGCCCCGTGAACACCCCACGCAAAGGGCCATGGAAATGAATGATCGCGTTTGTCGGAGCATCCTTTTTGAGCACGAGAGCGATGGCGGGCATCTTCGACGAATCGGTGATGTCCACCCCCGCGACCTGGAAGGCGTTACCAATCTTCGAAGCGGTGATGTAGACGCAATCGCCGATGACGTCAGAAGCGAGACACGTAGCTCGCCCGAGGATTCGCTCGCTACGTGGAATGCTTGCGGTGTTGACCTTGGCGACCACCGCAAGCCCCTAAGTCACGTTACCAGCGCCCGCTGTCTCCGCGATTGACAGGCCCAATGTAAACGCCCGTGTCGCAATGGGAGAAAACGTAGCGATCGTGAGCTCGTCAACATACTCGGGCTGAACCTCGAGTTCTTGAACGGAGACCTCGCCCGAGTTCGCGTCGAAGTCACCACCCGACTTGTAACGTGTCGGCAAACACCCGTAGAGGAACCACGCTCGACCTGGGATTTTCTGCGAAAGAATCGCAGCAGCAGGGAAAGCCCCCTCGTACTCGATTTCCCCTGGCCGTGTCTCGTCGTTGAGCCCGACGAGATTCTTCCCAAGGAATTGAACCAGCACGAGGTTGCGCCGCACGGGCTGGATGCCTCGAAGGGCGTTCGTGATCCAAAGAAAAAAGTCAGAATCGAAAAACTGAGCTCCACGCTGCAAATTGATTGGTGACGCTTCCGCAGCCTTCACAATGCGACGCTTGTATTCCCAGTTTCCAGGCTTGACGTCTTTGAGCTCGAGTGTGATTTCTGGCGCGGTGATGGAACTGAACCCAAGAATGGGGTCGAAGACTGAAAAAAGAGGATTGCCTGAGATCCCCGACGCATCGAAGAGCCAGAACGAATAGTTCTGCAATCTGTCGAAGACCCTTGAACGAGCCACCTCGACCTCCTTTGGCCATGATGCCCCGCTTCAAGAGATATGACCAGCGTGGGCGAACCTATGAAGGTGCCAACACGTCGAAGCGCTCGTAGACGACTTCCATCTCTGTGATGGAAACGTCACCGCTCGTCGCATCCAAGTCACCAGCGATCTTCACCCGGCTCGGTCCCGCGTTGAAGATACGGTATGTCTTCGCAGCAGCAATCCCAGAATCATCCCTATCTGGGAAACCAAGCCCGGACAAACCCTCACCAGGGTCCGATTCGTTCGCTTGAGGTCGCGCCATCGCAGAACGAGGCATGTGATAGATGTTGAGGTCGACGCGATACTCACGGTTCTCGACCGCTGCAAGCATCCACTCGAAGAAGTTGGTCTCCGTTCGAGCCACGCCTCGACCAAGGGTCAAGTCGTTCATCGAAGGGATGCCAGGGTACTTCTCGGTGAAGATCCTCACGCCCTCGCGATACTCCTGCCACTCGAGCGTGATCTCAGGAGCCGTGAAGCTGTTGAAACCGGCCTCACCAGCACTGTTGCCGATGATGTCGGTACTCAAAGAACCTTGCCACCCGTCAGCCTGCACGACGATGCCAGCATGGAATCGGAAGTTATGAAGAGGATCGGTTGCCTGTGCCCGTGCCATTGCTTCTCCTTCTCCTAGACTCTCAGCGGGTCGAACACGAGCCGACCGATGAGATCGCCAAGGGTCAAGTATTGCCGCCCTCTCATCTCCTTGGGCGACGGGAGCGCTTCGACTGAGGCGACGAATTCTTGAAGAGTCATCACCTGCTCTGAGAGCTCATCCACGATCTCATTGTAAAGCGATGGCCACTTCTCGACCACCATCAAGACGCCCTGCGCTCTACTGAGGTTCCTGAACTCACCCCGGTTCCCCCATTGAGAACTCTTCACCATCGCCTGACGGGCTCGTTGCTCCGAGAGCGCTAGAGCTCGACCAAAAGGTGCTGTGGGGAGCATCTCCTTCAGGTCAACACCGTCCTGCACCATCTTCTCAGCGAAGGCTATGCCGTAGGCACCGATGGCGTTCTCTCGTACCCAACGACTCCAATCACGATCAGATAAGCCCTGGTGACCCACGACAACCACGGGGAGTGTTCCGTCGGCCTCGCGCCCTGGATAACGAGAATGCTCGAGACGTAGGAGCTTGACGAGAAGCCCCTCATCATTCGTCGGCTCAGGCCGAGTCGCGATCCCCAGTTGTTCGTCGAGTCTCACGATAGAACCTCCTACGACGCTGGCCTCAGTCGCCCTGGTCGCATACTGACTCTACCGGACACCGCCGAACCCCCTACCGCCGCCGATGAGATTTCGATGTGCTCATCCCATGCGAGCTCGAGCGGTCCCACCCGTAGATATGGACCAGCGATGGGGGAATCCAAGACAAACGTCCTCGTGCCGTCTGAGATCGCGACCTGATTCACCACCGACGTGCCAAATTCAATCTGAATTTTGTCGACAACATAGGTCTCGAAACCACCATCCTCATCAGCAAAATCTGGCTTGAACAGTCCGCCAGCCGCAATGACAGGATAGGTCCGAATGCCCTTGTGGTCAGTCGGTGTCGTCGTCGGAACCGTTCCATCCCACTGCCCAGCAGCGGCAATGGTCTGGTCGATGATGCCAGGTGCAGTCGCCAAGGCGAACCTCCCTCAGTCGATTACGCCAAGACGGTCGAGTCATCGAAGTAGACATGCCAGTTGGCAGCACTCCAATAGACAGGAACGCCCGTGCCAGACCCAGCGCCCTCAGCCGTCTTGCGACCGTCAGTGGCGTAGGCGAGTTGGCCTTCGAAGTTCCCAGTCGCCGGCAGCAATGCCACCGTATAGGCCGGTGCCCCACCCACGGGATCGGTCAAGCCGACCTTGCCCGTCTGCGTCGCTTGCGCAGCGTCGTAGGTGTCAGGGGACATCGCCACAGAGAGGTCTCCCGAGACGAGCCCTGTCTTGATGACCTCATTCTGGTCGAGTGCCCCGAGTGTGACGTTGAGCCACGACTTGGTCGCCCCCGCCGCGAGTTCGATATTCGGGCCGGGGATAAAGAGCGCCGCACTGGTGTTATTGGTGATCGCCGCGTCCATCTCTCACCTCTGTCGAGAAGGGCAATCGAGTTGCCCTTTCAGTCCTGATACTAACCCTCACTCCCCTCGAAAGGGAAGCAAACCCTCGTCACGCTCCGACTACGACGTCTCGAACTTCTGTTGCAGACGGAAGACAATGAACTCTCCCGGCTTCTGAGGCGCAACGTAGATGTCGCAGATGACCGTGCCTGTGTCCTCGACATCTTGCGGGTTGTTCGACCCATCACAGATGACAAGGAATGCCTCTTGCCGCGACTCCCCCTTGAAATACCCCTGTTCGAAGAGGTTGCCGAGGAAGCTCTCGACCGAGATCTTGATCCGCTGCCGCAGACTCGCCCCGATGTTCTCGAAGACGAAGCCATGGGTGCTGTTGAAAATCGACGCCTTCAGGAAGTTGAAGAGCCGCCGCACCTGAAGGTAACGGAAGTCGCCACTCGGACGCTCGAGTGAACGAGCCCCCCAAATGACGCGCCCGGTCTGCGTCTTGTCGACGAGAGCATTGACCTCAAAGGGGTGAAGAACGTCGAGTTCCGCCCACTCGAGGTTGCGCTCGAGGCCGATGGCAAACTCGATGCGTCCACGATCAACACCAGCCGGTGCCGTCGCGACATTGAAGTTGGTGTCCGTCCGCGCATAAGCTCCCGCGATATGCCCACCAGGCGGGAGATTCAGCGGAAGGTCCGTCACGGGGTCGGTGATGGTGATGTAGGGGTAATACAGCGCCGCGTAGGAGCCGGTGTATCCCAACTTGTTGAGGCGATAATCCTTCGCCTCCTGCGGAGAGTAGCCAGCGGGGGTCGCGAGAATCGCGAACCACTTCTCGTTGCGCTCACACTCCGTGGTGACATCGCTCGACATGGTGACGTCGCCAGCGGCATCGGGCACGACGAGGTTGATGAGCTCATCGGGCACGAGCAAGGCATACATGCCTTCACGATCAGCAAGCAGCGTTGGGCTGGTGAGTTCGCTCCTCGAGACAGCCGCGCCATCGGTTCCTCCGGACAGCGCTTCAGACTCCGTGGTCACTGCCGGCGTGGTGTACCACTGCACCCGCAAGATGGTGTTCGCACCATTGACTGAGTAATCGGCAGGAGCTTCAGCCACGAGCCCGGTTCCGGTCTCGAAAGCGAACGCCCCAGTGGTGTAATCGATCTCGTTGAAACCAGCGGCCGCACCGGGGTCGATCTGCCCGATGAGGTTGCCATCGCCATCGTCAGTGATGGTTCGAGCAGCCCCAGTGGCGTCGTACCAAGTGATGGTGACCGATCCGGGCTGAATCGGTGTCGGCAAGTCATCACAAAGGAATGGCTGCGGGATCGTCGGCGTCGCAAGGGTCGAACCGAACTCAGTCTGTGCCCCATCGGCACAACCACAGCCTCGCGTCTTCAAGATGCCATGAAGTTGCGGGGGGTAGGTTGAACTGACGGGAGTCGAGCTCATGTCCACAAGGTCAGAACCGATGCCCGTGGTGCCGAGCAACGTAGGCCCATACCGTGCGTCGGTCGGATCGGTCAAAGAGACATTGTCGAATGTCTTCTGCAACACGTAAGGGTCAGACGCCGAATCCCGAAGCTGGACGAGAACACGATGCCGCGTGAAAGTTGCGGTCTCGCGCACCCAATAGTTGTCGTCACCGTCAACGTCAACTCGGACATTGTCGCCCCACGCACCAGCACTCTTCGCGTCAAAGGGCCAATTCTCTTGCGAGTAGTCGGCGAGGATCTCGTCCAGATCGTGCGGGGCAAATCCCGTCACGTCGATCGCCCACACGCCGGTGGCGTAGGTAATCGTCCCCGTCGTTATCGACGTGCCCGTGAGATTGCCAACGCCATCATCGACGATGGTCTGCTCGGTCCCCACTGGGGTGTAAGCGTAGGTGACGTTTCCGGGGATGGCAGGCGCCGTCGCGAACTCGATGACGAAGTGACCAGTCCCGTAGTTGACAAACCCAGCCGGTACAGCAGGAGCACCAGCCTCGTAGAGAATGCCATCGCTCGACGTGTCGAGGTAATCATCAGACGAGACGCTGTCAGAGATGGTGACCGTTCCTGGAACGATGGGAGTGTCGGCAGCAACGCCAAGTTTCCCAGCGAATTCCACAGCCGCGCCAGCAGGGACAGGCGAAAGATCGCTCGCCTCGGCCGTGACCGCGACGCCTGCCTCGTTGAAGGTCAACTCAACAGAGCCAGCCACCACGGGTAGGGTCGCAAGCGTCCCGCCGAATACGACCAGTACGCCGTTAGGCGTAGCGTCGGCGACCTCATCGACGATGTCATTCTCGATGTCACCGCCCGCTTCGGTAGCTCCTGACCCAACGACGCGCGCCACGTAGGCACGACGACCACCGTTGGAATAGAAGGCGAAGACGTGAGTCGGCACCTGGGAATCACTCGTGAAGTCGCCGAATGTGTCCTTGAATTGGGTGTAGGAAGTGACAAGAGTTGCCACATCCGTCGGGCCTTTCGTCGTAAAACCGACGATGCCCATGTTGCTTGTGCTGACGCCCTGAATCGGTGCGAGGCCGCCGCGCCGCTCCTCGACATAAACGCCAGGATGCAGTCGTTCCGCCATGGTCCATAACCTCCACGCCCCCTGGTGCCAGGGGGCTCTCTACGACCGCGACCTCTTCGACTTTTTTCTCCTGGGCCTGCTCACCTTCTCCTTGCCCTTCTCCTCATTGGAGCGGCTTGTTTCGGCGCCCGTCTCTTCTGTTGGCTCCGTGGTCGCGAAGCTCGGTTCCGATGCTACCACATCCGCCTTGACATACGCATCCCCGTGAGGTTCAGCATCGTCAATGACGGGTGCAAATTCTTCTGTCTTCTGTGACTGAGGCGTCGGCGCTTCGGCCTTCGGCTCTGGTGTTGGGGGCTCAGGAAGCGGTCCCACCACACGATTGATCTTCACGAGGTGCTTGACCAGTGACCGAGGTGCCCTGAACTCCTCCTGCGGTCTCAGCGCAGTCGGCCCCTTGCCAGGGAGGTTCACAGTCGTTGTCAGGGGGTAGATATGTCTCCACTTAGGCATGGCCATCAAGCACCTCCATTCAATCCGCGAGCACGAGTGAAAACCGAGACGTCAATCCCCGTCACAGTCTTCACGAGGTACGGATCCGTAAAGTCGAGTTCAGCCTCAACCCTAACAGAGAGGGTATGGCCGAGCGTTCGATCCCCAATTTCTACCACCTCATCAAGTTTTGAGGCAGTTTCAAGAAAGGCGTGGTAGCCCCGGATGTCTCCTTCAGAGTCCTTGACGAACACCTGACCATAGGGAAACCCTCCGAGACGCTTCACCACCTGACGAAACATGCGATCAACGTCAAAGCGACGCTTCCCACGTAGGTGCAAGTCATACTGGAGATTGAAAGGGAGCGTCCACTGCTTCATCTCGACCATTGTCGGGCCAACCGCGCCAGTGGTCGGGCTCGTAACCATCTCCGCGACTGAAGCAGGGATTCGGTACTCGTGCCCCCCTGGAAACCAGCGAATGAGATCAGGAGTGATATCGCTTCTCGAGATAACGAGGTGAGGTAGATAACCCCCTTGGAAAACATCCTCTGGCTCCTGAAAAACGACCGGCGTCATCCCTGAATAGCCAGGAGGGTTCTCAATCGGCCCCGTCACCCCATCGAAACGAATGGCATACTCGGGCGCAAGCTCTCCGTCGAGTTCGATCTCGATGAGCTCAGCACCGACAGACTCCACGATGCCAATGTCGAAGTCCTCCAAGAAGACCTCACCAGTGCGCCCGTTCAGCCGCGTCAAGACTTACTCCGCAGCCCCGTGAACCCTCATGTACTCCGCGAGGCGACCAGCAACGCCGGCCGTTGTCGCAGCGAGACACCAGCCCGAGAGGTCTTCAGCACTCGCGGTGTCAGGGTTTGGCATCGGAGGAAGCTCACCAGCCGCGGCCATCTCGGAGGTCAACGCCTCGAGACCATCCATCACCGCCTCATGCTCGTAGCCACCTATCCCAGCACAGTCGTCGGCGATGCTGGCGATGAAAGACAAAAACGCCTCCATCTCATAGGAGTAGTTGTTGACGCCGCCGGTGTCGCCCGTCTCCGGGTCACCCGTGGGGCTGTGATCGACGGGCTCGATGCCGCCAACGCCCGTGTAGTCCTCTGTCGCCGGCGCGGCCTCGAGAGCTTCATCCTGCTCGTCACCCTCGTCGTCGCCCTCGTCCTCGTCATCCTTGGCCTTCGCCTTGGTCTTGGAGTCTCCGCAAGACTTGGCTTCGATGACCTCGTCGTCTTCATCCTCATCGAAGATGACAGCCATCATTGATTCTGCGGCATCCTCGTGAAAACCGAGGAGCGCCCTATCGAGTGTTGCGTTGACTTTTTCAATCTGCATGACTTCCTCCCGACCTATGTGGACGACACAAGATCCTGAAATTTCTGAACCCTCTTGACAATCGACGGCTTCTCTACTTGGAGATTGCTGACACCAGTGTACCGTGAATCACCAGGGTTCGCGAACCACCCGAAGAGTTGTTTGAAGACGTGTTCAGAGGTCTTCGGGAGCGCATGAATCGCCGGTCTCCAATGCGCAACACCAGTTACAGGCGGATACCCAAACTCAGTGCGTAGGATCTCGAAAGCAAGATCTCGTGAGGCACGCCTCGAGAGCAACACCTTGCCCTTGGGTCTCATCTGCACGCCGAGGTCTCGAATTTCCGCTCTCACGGCATCGAGCTCACGTCGGCGAGCCGACTCGATTGGCTGCGCCTCAAGTTCTGTGACAGTCCGTGAAAGGATCGACGCCTCACGTCGACTCGGTTCGTAGGGTAGGGTGTCCATCGTCCACGGGTTGTGCCGAGACAGCACCACAGCCGCCTCCGAAACAACCTCTTTACCTGTCGTTCTCGGACGAACATACAATACAGTCCTAGACACGTCAACTGAGCGTAGTCGTTGAGAAAACACCCAACCAGGCGGAATGACACCAGTTACATCCCAACCCTTGATCCCCGGAACGGTCTTCACCTCGAGCATATCTGGATAGCCCTTGATGGAACTCGGGGCCTTGCTCGAAAGCTGGTCAAGGAAGCGTCGAGCAACCAACTGCGGCATCACTTGGACAATCGCCGCGATACGCTCCTCCCACTCATCCATGAGACGGAGCACTTCTTTATTCTTGGGAAATGCCGTGATGGTGAACATCAGCGCCCGACTCTGCTCTTGCTGACGAGAGCTTTCCCACTCTGGGGGCGGATTTGTTCGAAGTGCTCATCACAGGTGCCGATCACCTTGCCACCACTCGAGGGCTGCACTCCCTTGGTTGCGTCAACTCCACAGCGATAGCAAAGCGCCGCAAGGGTCTGAGTCGTGAGAGGTCCCTCATACAACGAGAAATCACCCCCAGCGATTGGACCAGCGCAGTCGAGCCCCTTCATCGCCGCCTCGCACCCCTTGGTGTAACCAACCCCGTAAGCCCGATGTAGCTTCTCGCACATGGAACACACGAAGCCGTACCCCTGAGCTCGGAATATGCCAACGTGCGTCTGATTTACGGCCATCTGTGACCTCCCCTATCAAACGCAATAGCCTCCCCTGGTAGCAAAGGCGTCGGTGGCACGATGGGGAGAACAACGATGTCATAGAGAGAACAGTCAACATCGACCTGTACGTCAGCGCCAGCCTCGATGTCAGCGACGCGCACAACCTTCATGTCGACTTCCATGTTGATGATCGTGCCCCTGGTGACCTCTTCACCAGCCTTGGTCTTGACAGCGACGTTCTGCCCGATGACGAGCACCACCTCTTGAGTCGCCGCCTCATGGAGATCGCTATGCAAACTCATCTCGTGTTCTCGATTTTTCTAACGGGTAGGAATTTGCCCTTTCGGCGTAGGTCCATGCGATACAGAGTGAACTTGTTTGTGGTCCAGTATTCGCCGTCAGCAGTAGCCTTTACCACGTCCCAATAGGTCTGTGACTTATTCGGCCCGAAGGGTGCCTCACCCCAGAATTGCGCGACGTCCCCCTCCTTCGGCGTCGGAGCTTCGACAAGTTCGAACTCACGACGCGCGACCCAGATACGTGCCTCGGATGCTGTTCGAATGCCGACCTCGGTAGCCTCGGGGGTCACGTTGTCAGATCGAGGGAACTCAATCGACCCTGGCATTTCCCACGGCCCCTCGAACTCCCAATCCTTCCCGTCAACGCTAGCCTCTTTGTACAGAGGGTGACGGTTGGCTGCACGACGCAGAGCATAGAAGCCAATGGTGACACCAGAGAGGCGAGCCGACTCCTGAGCGACAGAATCGAAGAACGAAAACTCACTCCCGCAAGTCTGCCCAGCGCAGAACTTGGGGAACACAGACCCAATGTCGTCTGCTCCGCTCTTGCAATACTTCCCCACCGCCTCGACCTCCTACACGTCGCTGTTGAGAGCCACCAAGTTGAGCTCAGCGATTCGACGCCATCGCCTGAGATTGGAGAGGTCGCGATCATGGTCGACCGCGTTGACGACCACCTCCTCTTTTGGAGCCGCCCGCTTCGAGCGCGTCTTGCCCCCCTTGATGCGTCGAAGCTGCGTCACCGGCTTGTAGCGCACCCCGTCCTTGGTGACGGTCTTCGCTCGATGTCTCGCGCAAAACTTCCCGTCTTTGCCGTGGTGCGTCTCACACTCCTCGGCCATCCCCTTCTTGCCCAGTGAAGCACCAAGCAACTCAGGTGCCCCATCAGCCATCGGAGGGTCTTTCTTGGCCTCGTTGATAGGGTTGCGCACCTCAGTCATCTTCGGCTTCGCCCAAGGCAAACGAATCTTTCCAGTGTCGAGGTTGAGCTCGAGACCAGCATACTTCTGAAACATCTTGGCGATCTCCTGCGCGACCCACGCATCCATCGCATCCCACGGTGCCACCTCAGAGAGCACCTCACCGAGACGCATCACCCCGTACCAGAAAGGGTCTCCACTCTGCTTCAAAGCTCGAGCGTTCCCACCACCACCCTTGCGCACAGCGATGTCTCGCATCTTGCTGAGCACGAAGTGCAGCGGCGACGTGATCCGCGCCCGTCGCATCGGGAACATCTTGTTGAGCCGCACAACGGCACGAAGGTCTGCCCCCTTCAGCTTCTTCAGGTTCGCCTCAGCGTTGCGCTCCTGCTTGGCAAGCTCCTGAGCCGGCTTCACCGCAAGGTTCTCGAGAGCCCAGTCGACACCTTTGATGAAACGACGGTTCTTGGTGACGTTGGAATAAGGGATACGCAACTTGGTACTCGGAGTCTTCAAGCCCATGACGTTGACGGGCTTGATATCGAGCATGTCGGCGAACTCTGGATAGTCCCGAATCTTCCTCGGCCCCGACGTGGACGGTTGCGGAGACGACTTCGGGGCCGGCTCGAGCCCCTTCTTGCGACGCTTCTTGGGCATCCCCTTCTTTGTCGGACCAGGCACAACGTATTCACCCGTCTTGCCTTGGAGAGCGACCTCGTCAACACTCGACCACCGCATCACGCCCTCCTAGACCTTCATCCGCTTGTGAACCTCTTGGAACCGATCAACAGCGGTGTCGGCCTCGTCTTCGGCCTTGCTGGCAGAATCGAGTGCCTTCCTCATGTATGAAGCCGCCGCCGCATCGACGCCATAGGTGCCGCTCTTCATCAAGCTGAACCCACGACTCATCTGTGACCGCCCCGCGTCAATCGCCTTCCAGCCAGCCTCCATGAGAGCAATCGCCCGACCAGCCTTGCTCACCTTCGCTGGATCGACGTCCTCCGATAGAGTTTGAACTTCAGCATCAAGCACGGCCTCGATGAGTTCGTTGTGGTCTTTGAATCCTTCGTTCGCCATCTCGCACACTCCTCAAAAGGGCAATCGGTTTGCCCTTCTCATACTGTCGGTTCGATCTTGCGGAAAGCCTTCTTGAAATCGTCGTTCTTTCGAGGGCCGTCCTTCTCCATCGAGTGCTTCATCGCACGTCGGGACCCCTTCTGCGTCATCCGCACGTCGGAGACCTTGCCGGAGACCTTGTATGGAGGCTTGAGATAGCCCTGCTTCGTCAGCGATGACCGACAAATGTTCCAGGCCGCGCGAACATCCTTGCCCCGCTTCATCACCGCGACGACACAGTGCTTGACGGTGCTAGGCAACTTCTTCGATTTTTCCTGCTCGAGTAGCACTGAGATAGGCACCCACATCACCATCACCCCGTCAAGAAAGGTACGCCATCGGAGAGCCCTTGGATCTCCTCGGTGAGCTCTCGGATGTCCTCTCGAGCCTCCGTGAGCAAATCTTGACCATCGAGAGTCTTCTCGCCGCCCGCTCCTGGGAGCGATTGGAACTTCCCTCGAATGCGACCAAGTTTCTGTTTCATCGTCGCAAGGAAAAACCGGAGGATGAGATCGCGGTCACGAAAACGTAGATGCCTGAAGTCGTTTCGAGGGGTCTCGGCTGGTGCTGTCGGGTCTTCAGCACGCAAAATGTTGGAGATATAACGCACGATCACCACACCCGTTGCATGTTCACGCGGAGTGATATGGAGTTCGTTGCGCTCTTGAAACCAACGCCACGCTGGCTCACTCGAAATGATCCGCCTTGCTGTTTCTGCGTGAGCAATGATCTGCGAGAGCGTGCCGTAGAACTGCCCGCCTGGGATACCCGTCATCGACTGATAGGCGACAGGGAGCATGTCAACGTCAATGAAAGCGTAGGGCTGAATAGCAGCGATGGCGTCAAGTTGAACACCAGGGAACCACACGTCGAGCACCTCATCGGTGTCCTCTGGCATGGCATAAATTTGAATGCCCCGCGTTACATGAGTGACCGCGTGCCGCCTCATCCCACGACGCGAAATCCACCACCGCACGGCATCGTCGAAGGCGTCCTCAACCATTCGGTCGGTGAGCTCTACGACGACAACGCCGCACCCGAGTTCGATAGGTCCCCACTCGAGAGCTTCTTCACGGGTCTTTGGGTCCACTGATCGAACCTCCTGCTGCTACAGCGTAGCCTACTTTTTGCCGCGCCTCTTGCCACCCCTCTTCGACGCCTTCAGCATCTTGTGCGCGGAGCTCTTCGTCGTGCCGCTGTCGGGTTCTGCTTCGGCCTTGATGACCTTCACCTCAGCTTCGGGTTCAGGGGCAGGCTCCGGTTCGGGCTCCGATTCGGGTTCCGGTTCGGGTTCAACACACTTGTCGAAGACCTCTGTGAGATATCCCATGCCGACGAATGGCGCGTACTTGTCACCCACGAGGATCTCACCATCGTTGATGGTCTTGTCCCCGTTGCCGACGTGTAGACAGAGGTACTTCCCTCTATGCAAGGAAGACTTGGTGAATTTTCGTTGCTTCATAGTTCCTCCCACGAGGCATCATCTCACATTATGAGACGAGGTAGGAGGAGCGGGCGAGGTCAGCAGAAGGGTCGCGAGTTCCCCGCCTACCCTTCCACCTCAATCTCGAGGTCGATCAGAGACCGCCAGTGACCGTCACTCGACCAAACCACTCGGAGCGAAGCAGCTTCTTCGCATAGCGAGTCCGCATCCCCTTCCGATAGGTCTGATCATCGGGGTCCAAGAAGGTCGGCGTGATCTGCAAGGGCACGTAGGGCGCGAACACATAGCCCGCATCCAAGTAGCTCTCGCCACGGAGACCGAGGAGCATCTGATTGAAAGTGAAGTAGGGATCCTGATAGCCCCACCACTTGTTCTGCAACGGACCAAGTCGGGCGATGCCGAAGTGACTCGTGGCAGGACCGTAGCTCGAGGGCACGACGGTTCCATCGAAGGGACCAGTCGGTGACTCAGGGCTCGAGACCCATGGGGGAC